ATTTTTTAGCTATTTCTCCAAAATAATCAAATTCGACAATATTAATCCTGATCTTTCGACCTGGAAGGACTGTTAGGGATAAATGATACGTGGTACAGAAAGAGACCTAGTAGTATTACTGATTTTAATGAATTTAAGGAGGTTGGATATACGTTTGTTGATAAAGTCCAATCAATGGATAATAAACCCAATACATTAAGTAATTACGGATTTTTGGAAACGATTGCTATTAATGATGTCGTCCTCAAGCAAACTCATGTAGATTTTCAGAGCAGATTTTTTATTCGAGTATGTAATAATGGAACTTGGACTAATTGGATACAAATACAAACAACATAATCTTAAAAATCAGTCATATTTTAATGAGATAAAACAGACGGGTGCCGGCCCACACCCGTCCGCTCCTCATGTTACCAGAAAATTATAGTATTTCTACATTTTCAGCATCATCCAGATTCTCATCAACTATATTCATGGATGAAGACAGGTCAACAAAACTAGAATCCAAAAACAAAGCACTTACACGAAATGAAGCTGTGTTTGCCTTACTCCGAACGAAGAGGGAACCATCTTTTCGTTTGAACTCTATTTCAGAAGTTATACTACCGTTGACTTTCCTTATGATATAGGAGTTACCAGTATTACTATTAATAAAGAACATACCTGTAACGCCACCCCAATATATATACAATATTACACCGACATAGGAGTTGCCTGAATTCGCTATGCGAACGATACATACTTCTTGAACAGAGCCTTTATTGCAAGCCAATACAGGAGAAAGAACACCTTTCCTTAATAGCCCTTCACTTCCTAAATTGGCAATCGGCATTAGTCCTTCCAGCTCTCAAATATTGCTAAATTCTTGTCAAGATATAGGAATTTCGATTGCGCCGGATGGTAAATCTATATCGTTTTCATGGCTTAGATTGAGCCCCCCATTCGTGCCAATGCACAACGTACTGATATACATGTATGCTAATGATTTTACATAAACAATGGTTTTATTCTCTTCTTTTTGATAATAAACATTAGTTAAATAGGTTCCTCTTTTTATCGAATTAACGGATAGATCATTGCTATATCCTGTTAATAAAACAACAGACGGAGATGAATTCTCATGGTTCTTAAATACTGAAATAAGCATTGATATTCCTGTTGTACTATTTTCAAATTCGGCAATTTTGCAACACTTCTGCTGGTCTCTTTGATATGAAGTGGTCATTCTTTGAATTGATGGCATCAATCCATCTTTTTCACTCGTTGCAACACCTATCAGTTCTTCCAGTACTGAGGCATTGGCTTTCAACGCCTCACTTAATTCCATCTTTTCCATAATATTTTTTATTTACCAGTTTCCAAATTGTTTTTCTTATAATCCTGCCATGAGTCGGCAAGCTGCCCCACCGAAGCGGAAGTGTAGAGGTCAAGTATATGAATCTCGTCATCGGCAAGCTCCACAAGCTCGTTCCGATAGATCTTCTCCGCAAGCACGTGCGCCGGAAGACCGGGCACGTTCCTGTAAATGCCGTCAGCGATATCCTTACGGATATCCGCTATCACCATATCCTGTCTGTCTATCCCCGTGAACAGGGGAAATTTTGTAAAATCAACTTTCATAATATTCTTAATTAAATACTGTTATCCGCAATAAAACATAACCCAATAATTGCCCATACATTTAATGAATCCGGATGAATAATCCAAATCCATATAGGACGCCTCTTTTCCTCCAGGGGCAGGCAGGATGTGCCCTCCTGTCAGTCTTACCCCGCCGTTCATACGTTTGAAGTATATGGTATGTCCGGGAACATTCGGAGGAAGCGTCACCTCTATGTTACCCGTATTAATAAACATCACATTGTCATCATTGTTATTCAGAGAGGTGCTGACGGATATGTTCCTCCAGTTGCCCACTATGCCACGGAGAGAAACATAACTGTCATTGTTCGGATGAAGGAAAATGTTACCTCCCTCCACGAACAGGGGAATGCTCGGGGTCTTGATATGCATCCCGAGCATGGCGTTCGGACTCTGTATGTCAATTCCGGCATCATACTTAATCCCTTCGATTGTGACAAACTGCGTGTTTCCCCCGAGTTTTACGCTTGCGAACGTCCTGTCGTTATAAAACTCAATCTGCCCGGCGGATAATTTGAATCCGACATAAGTGTCTGTTGTATCCTCATATAGAGTTTTTGAGGACAATACTCCGGAAGCGATGGAGAACGGACCGATACGTCCGCTATCCGCCGTGATTTTTCCGCTGATATCCACATCAACCGCCCTGATACCGTCCGCGTCAATCATGGACGCCTTGATTTTCTCGGTCAGCAACAGTTTGGTGGCGATAAAAGTCCAGCTCTGTGCCGCCTCCCAGTATTTTATTTTTCCCGAAGCCACATTCTGCTTGGGAGTCTCCGTCGATACCGATGTATGCGAACGGATGCACAGGTACAGCAGGTTGTCATACAGCACTATGTCGTAAAATTGCTGCCCTTGCTTGCCTTCCAGGTAAGACACAGACGCCCCCCATACACGCATACGCATACGCGCTCCCTTATCTCCCTTGTCACCTTTGGGAGCAAAACTGACCTGTCCGGTTCTAGTCACCAACGGCATATTACCTCCTTACTCCTTGGTTGTGATGGTCCATGCCACATTGCCTCCTGCCTGCTGGCACATGTCCCAAGTACACGTGCCGGAAGTGGCTGCCGTACCGGAGGTGGACGGGTTAAGGATCACCCCGGCACTGTCCATGAACACGAAATAGAAAGTCATGTCCTTGTACTTGGTGGTACTCCCACGCTTGACCAGAATGGGCTTATAGACCACCGTGTCACCACTTTCCCGGATGGTTTCGTCCTCGGGCGTGGGGTTTAGGATCAAATCAAACGGGTCGGACGCATCCATTACGGACTGCGTGTCCTGACCGATGAGCTTGCCACTCTGGTACACCTCCACCTTGAACACACCTGTCGTGTCAACCATATCGTTGGTGACGGTCAATGTCTGCGTGGTCTTTCCGCTCAGCACGCTCCACGCACCGTTGACCTGGTTGTACCACTTGTAGGTCAAGCCTGTAGTGATCTCGTCACTGCCCATGCGGGCTACGGCTTTCAGAATACAGCTCTGCCCTTTGTCCCGAAGGGTAAAATACTTGTTGTCACCGGCAACGATCGTCACATGCTTTTGGTTCCCGACCCCCTTGGTGATGGGGATGCTATAGACGAACTGGACGGTGTCGCTGGTATTCCCTACGGTCACGGTGGCTTCACCCTTGATGGTACAAGAGGCCGCTCCGCTCGCCTTGACCAGGTTCTTGACGATCTGCAATCCGTAGTAATCCGTCGTACCGGACTGGTAAGGGATAAACTTGAAATGTCCCGTCTCACCGCCAAACGTGTTGGTGGAGACATTGCCCGAGAACTTGATCTCGACATCATTGAAATACCATTTCATGGAGGAAGGGACCACCAGCCCTTCCGCCACCCGCGAAGAGGTGAGAATGAAGGACAAGACAGGCTTGAGCGATGCGAAATCCGGCGCGATGTTTGTCGGCGCGGACGCTTCGCCCATATACTCCTGATACAGGTCTCCCTGGTTACACTGGATTGACGGCATATAAACGCCGCCCTTTTGCGAAAATATGACCTGTCCGGTCGCGCTGGCCAAACTCATGACGCTCCTCCTTCCCCGGTTGTTTCCGTACTATCCGTGCCTTCGGAGCTTTCGGTGTTGTCCTCCCCCCAAGAGGCAGGTGTGAATACTTCGACGGGATGGTCCGTACCGTCTATCTCTTCTTTCGCCGCCTGCGGGGTCAGGCAGATGCCGCCCACTTCCTTGGCTCTCTCAAACACCGTGTCGCCGGGGAAACGTGCCACGTCCGCCTGCCACAATAATACATTGCCATCCGCTGTCCTGTTGCGGATATCGGTCAGATGCAACCGATCGGCAACCTCCTTCGTTACTTTAATGTAAAATGCCATAATTCTATTGTTTTTAATGTTATCCAAATTTTCTTACTACTACCGCCTTGCCCCCCTGTGTGAGCACCTTGCCGCCTTGTGTCAGCGCCACGTAAGGGCCTCTGTCCTCCACCTCCAGCTTTAACATCATGCCGTTGCTGAAAGGTATCCTGGGAGAGTATCCGTCGGCAACCTTGGCATATCCGGCATCTCCGCTCTTCTTGACGTACCAGTGGCAGTTAAACATGGCGGATGGATTCGGGATAACCCCCATGGTATCCCGAATGACGGGTCTGGGAAAGATGGCGTAAGTCCCATCCGGAACACCCGTAGGTACGCCCTCCCAGTCGGCTTCAATCTTCGGAATCCTGCGGCGTATCACCGTAGAGACTGCCGGGTCCGATGCGCCCGGGGTTGATGCCGGAGTCCCGGAAGCCGCATAGGTGGCCTTGCAGACAATCGTGATGTCATCACCTATATAATTGCGGTCAATCTTATATACATTCTTGTTCAGTGATACAAACTCCCAGTCGTTGTCACCCGCTCCTGTGGTTATCGCCTCCAGCGCTCCCGTAGACAACAGACGGTACCAGAAGAACTTGCATTTGCCCGTAGCCGTCACGTCCGTGTCGCCTACCATCAGTTTAGCCGTGATGGTCTGTGCGGTGATGTCACGCACCGGGTTCCAGTCCAGCGTGGACGGGCTGTCTATCGTCAATACGGGGATCGCATCCGTGCCGTCAACCGCGCGGACAAGACGGCTCATCTGAAAAGTAAACAGCTGTCCGGTACGTGTGTCGGCATATTCCGCGTAAAACTCCAGCGTGACGGGTTTTAGGACGGTGACATTTTTTTTCATTGTGATCTGTCCCTTGCTGTCACCGGACTCCGTAATGCTGTAGCCTGTGTTTGTCGATGTGATAAGTGTGCGTGTGGTTCCGATGCGCTCGTACCACTTCATGTTGGTCAGCCTGGAGTTGACCGCCCCGATTTTAGTCACCGCTTCCGGATCGGTGGCGTTGCACCGCGGAAACAGGACCAGCGGTGTCAGCGTATAGTCCGGAGTGTATTCAGCTTTGTCAGCCTGGTAGACCTGCATGTCCGGCACGCTGCCCACCACCTCGATGTTACAATTGGTTTGTAACAGCCGGTAGTTGATTTCTATTTTTCGTTGCTTTGTTGCCATTGTTCGTATTAATCATTATTTTTGTGAGGTAAAGGCAGACTCCGGTAAGGCGTCTTATATACCTGTAATCGTCAATATATGCCCCAAGTGTGGCTATGTAGCACACTTTAATTTGAGGCAAGGTTCTCTTCCTGAAAATCTAATCGTACAAATTCTTTCACTGAATGTTCTCTCCGAAGTGTTGCAGCACTCTTGGGGAGAACTTTCTTTTTGCACAAACCTTACTTTTTTTACTAATACTTTACCCATAATCTTATATGTTTAAAATGTTACAAAATTCTCCGCCACTTCAAACTGCTGCCCGTCACGCAATAACGCCTGTGCCTTAAACGTACACACCCGCATGTTGGTATAATTCGGTCCGAGATCATCTGTCGTCAGAGGAAGATTTTTCCCGGCGCCGGCACGCTTCACCGCCCATGCGTTATCTTCCGATACATTCCCGGTATCACGCGTCCAGCTCACATCAGCGTCAAGTATATGATCTGTCACGTCACGGTTGTACAGCTTGCCGGTAATATATAGCGTTGTGGAAAAAGTCTCGATATCAAAATACCACCCCTTGGTGCTGCCGATCTCTATCGTAAATTCCGGGTTCCCTTCCAGCATCGCCCATCCGGCCGCCGCATATTGCGGTTCGTCGGCGGTTCCCGTTATCAGGCACTTCCATTTGCAGCCGTAGTGCCAGACTGTATCCGCCCGCTCCTGAGTATTCGTATAGGGATTATCGGAGGAAGCGACTTCGGCCGACCAAAAGCCACGGTCCACCAGTTCCTGTACGGGCAGTCCCTGCCAGTCCACCCGGTAAAGTTCACCGAAGATGCCGGCACGGGCGAATATGTACGAGTGCTTATAGTTGATGGGGAGATTGTCAAACAAATCCAAATTGGGCAAACGCCCCAATATCATGTAATAGTTGTTCTGTTCCAAGACAGGTTTCGTTACTCCTTCCAGCCAGACAAGACATTTATCCGTGGTGGCGGACAAATACCAGTAGCTTTGCCTGTCCTCATTGATGGCATTGCCTCTGCGCGTGATAATCATCAGCTCAGTAGGGGGATAGTTCCGGCCTCCCGGCACCTCGCTGTCCGGATACACCAGTACCGAGATGGAGTTGGCCGCTATGTTCTTCGACAGCACACGTACCCATGAAGTGTAATACTCCCCCGTAGAAAAGAGGTTGTTCACAATCCCATAGACCACATCCCCCTCCTGGAATGCGGTAAAGTCATTCTCCCAACGCTTGCGCAATTTCAGGGTATAGGTTCCGTCGCTCTCCAAAGTCACGGACTCAATGACCCCGTTCTCGGAGTAAGACGTATCGCCCTCTTGTGCGTTCAGGCGGTTATAGATGACCTCCTTGAACACTGCGGAACCGCGCACCTCAAGACGCTCGAACTGACCGCGCCCGTCAGGATAGATACCGGCACCCTTACCGGCAATGAGAGAGTCGATAAACTCGCCAAATTCAGCGCCTTTCAAAAAAGTGATCAGCTCATTGGCGATATCTTCTTTATCTTTACGAAGGAAGTATTTGGAAAGTTCCTCTATATTTGCACTTCCCGATATGGCAACAACCCGGTCTTTATTGGTCCTTATGTAAATAGAAGGATTCTTATCATCATTATGTATGTATATCTCACCCTCATTCAACCCTTCCAATCGCTTTTCAAATGATGGGGATATTTTCGGTATAATCGGATTTCCTTCTGCATCCGTTTCCGAACCGTACCACAATATCTTTATAGGATGATTTCTAGCCATGATTACACATAATTTTCATTAACAAAAGCAGCTTGCGCCTTCTTGTATTTTAACACATCGTCCTCTTCAGGATTAGTTAGCAAAAATGCTATACCTGAAGAAGAAGTTGCGATCTCAGTTTTGCCTCCGATCCCAGCAATATCGTTTTCTCTAGGGCGTAAAGTCACTTTATATATAAACATCTGTTTTTTACCTATTGTATCCAGCTTTTCCGGGACAGAATCCCCTTCCCGTACAAACAAATTACCGTTTATGCTGACATGAGAAAGGCAAAGTACCTTATTTATAAACTCCGCTATATAATACGGAACGCCACAACTTGTCCCGAAAACAAAATCAAATGTTTTATAAGGGAGAGAATACATTTCTATTATCTCCTGCTTCTGATTCACAAACTGTTCGTTTTCAACTTTCAACTCCACCCCATCCGGCTTGAATCCTCCTATTATTCTGAACTGGAACATCTGCCGAACCTCATCAATCCAGAATATATTATCAAACGCAGAATTATTATCTTTATGGGAATATTCAATCAGAATAGAATCACCTATATTCTCACACACGCAGAACTCCTCACATTCTTTATCGCCTATAGTTACTGTATATATCCCCTCCGAAGGAGATAATGAGGCATAATACATCTTAATGCTTTCATTTACATCATAAGTAAGCAGTGTTATCTTGGAGGAAATATTGCCGATCTTATCATTCAAATAAGCTGAAGGTTTTTCGCCGTTATCACAAAAGATTTGCAGCAGGATGTTGTCTGACACAGAAAATACTTGTCTGAAACATCCAGCATTTGAATATTTATATTTCAGCGGTTTAAAGAATAACGGACAAACATCTCCGATTGATATCATAGTCTTTTCGTAAGTTTCTAGTAACTTGTGACTTCACAAGCTTTCATTGCAAATATAACAATTAAAATTTGAATCTTTATAACGAATTTAAATTTTTCACGATCAAAGTTACCTTTGAACTTTGTGATTTTGTAAAATTGTAATCAGCCTGCTGATAATATCCCTGTACAACTTTGCCTTGGTATTCCATTTCAACAATTCCTGTAAGATCTTCCGGGAGTTCCACATCCGAAGTCTCAAATTCCACCTCCGCCACAGTAAACATCCTTTTTGAAAGAATTATATCCCTGCTTTCCCCCATTCCATCAATACCCACATCACTATTACCATCTGAAGACGCAAAAGTAAGCATCTCAACAGATGAACCGATATATGCTTCATTGGCCAAAACCATAGAAGAAGGAGAAAACATGGCATTGAACATTGTGTCAGGGCTGAGAACGCCACCCATAAGATAATCCCTGTTCAATATATACTTAAGTCCAGACGAATCAGATTTCACCCCTACCATAAATAAATCAGTGTCACTTTCGTTGTCTGTAGTATCTTCACCTATCTTGTCAGCAAGGAACTCTATGCCGTATGCGTCCGCACGGTATGGAGATATCATTTCAAGGCTATTGTCCGTCATGGTCACGCCTGTGGTATATTCATTCGTAAAACGGAACTCATCCTTTCCATTAGCCGTGTCGTAATCCTGTTTGTCAAAGCCTATCCGTATCCGAGAATACACCAATGCAGAATTAACCTTCATCTCATAATCAGATAAATCATCTATCCTTTTGACAACATCATCCGAGAAGTATTTGCTTCTATGCCGGAAAGTTACTGTATTCTCGGATATGTCGTAAGCATAACCAAACACATAACTCATCCAGTTTGCAAATTTGGTGAAGGATGTATATATTTTGGCTCCAGGAATCTTACGGGCTGATTCAGCCGCCAAGAGCATACAATTATCAAGCCTTCTATCTCCTGTCCCCTCAATCACTCCAGTCAAACCATCTTTCTCTCCATTAATACTTTTAAGCAGTCTGTTCAGCAATGTATCGGGCTTTATAACATCCATCTCAACAGGGTTTATTCGATTTTTCCACGATACTGTAACACGGCTATCCGAAGACATGGGATAATACACACGGGCACTACCTCCGCCTATCAATGTACATTCAAGTTTGCACATCAGGACAAGTTTTTCGCCCTTGTCTAATGGCACATCAAAATGCTCCGAATATTCCTTTTCCTGCAATGTTTCTTCGGGAGTAGTCCAAAAATGTTCTATTATCACTGTCGTTGTCTTGTTGTCCGTGCCGATTTTCGCCAGACGGAGAGCAACTCCATGAGCAGATCCCCATGCTAGCGACTGATAACGAATGAAAAAATTAAAATTGATATCAACAGATAGTTTGACGCTTTTCAAAGCTGTTACAATGGTATTCTCATCCTTGTATCCGTCCGCCACGTTGCCATCACCATCAAGATACTGGTCTTGAAATGCCATATACGATTGGTCTAATATCTCCGTTGCATTGCCTATGTTGATATCTGTTGCCTCCGTATATAATTGCATAGGCTGCCAATTGGAAGAAAAGTTTGCATATACGTACTTGTCATTATCCAATAGATCACCTATCTCACCATTATATATGTCACCTGTGGATAGCCATTTTGCCGATTCTGAAAGTTCAAGCCCGTCATAAACAAGAGGAATGGGGCTTTTCACCTCTTCAACAGGATATTCATATTGGGTTCCCCTTTTAGCCTTTATCATGGACGCCACGCTATCATCCACGGCATTTATCTGTAAGATACGACCATTATCCTGCAATGTAGAGAAATTGAGAGTGCAACTAAACCGTTCATTATACAACCAACTGTTATTTCTTGTACTTATTATTATTGAAGCGGAAGCATTCAGATAATCTTCATCATATTGTTTTAACAGCAATCTTCTAGCATCCCCAGCAAAAGAAAATTTGTTAGAAAAAGTACGGATAACACCGTCATAGTCATTTCTCTTGAAACTAGCCTTCACCTCGTCCCAATTCTCAAGATCATCAGTAACCCTGTACTTCAGACCATTTATAAGTAACTCACATCGATAATACATAATTATTTCTTTTTACGATTCAATTCATCGATTTCATCGCATGTCTGCCTTACAAGACAGGCATAAGATCCGGCGGTCCATTCTTTCGGATTGATATGCATCTTATTATATTTTCCAATAGCGACAACTTCATTTATAAACCCCCGTTTTGTAGGCTTCTCCTTCGGTTCCTCATTCTTTTCCTTACTTATCTTATCCAAATCATATTGTGCACGGGATTTTAACGCGGATATTCTAGCATTCATGGCCATTACATCAGCTTTCTTGCACGAATAACCTATCTTCATCAGAATATCACGCACCTCATCATACATTTTCAACTTCATCATGTTCTCACATGCCTTCATGCACTCCACGGTCATTGCGAGATTCATACGTTCATTACAATTCAATATCTCAGAGGACAACTGTTTGCTCCCAACAATTTCTATATAGTCATTGATAATTTTTGCCGATGCGGCCCCTTTGTCCTCACCGTCAAATTCGATAGTATTGCTATCATTGGTATAGATCTCTATAAAAACGGACAAGGGAAGTTCATATATGTCACTTGTATACCTCATAATCAGATACTTTTTGAAAATTGCTGATAATTGTTTTCTCTTATCGCCTTGGCTAATTTTGCAAATCCTATCTGCTGTGATTTTTCCAGATGCCCTATCTTTTTCTCCAGTTCGCTATAATCATTAACTATTGATACAGGAGGAAGATTGTTTTCGCTTCTATATGCCATAAGACCATCAAAATCATTTGCATGAGCCTTTATCCTATCCATATCCACAGCATAAGGTATAACCTTCGCACCTTTAGGGATGTCAACCAAAGTAGGGACAGACGGAGTAATATACGCCCCTTTATCTGTAACGATCGTTTCGGAAACGCCACCATCACCCACTACAGCCAATCCGCCTTTATGCGAATCAGTACCCTTGGCGTATTTCGGAATAGGAGTCGCTATAATAGTAGCAAGCTGTATCGCCCCCATAGCACCTAGAGCAGCTATCATAGGTATTGCAGCAGGGAAACCCAATTGTTTTATCGTCTGCAAAATACCACCTGCTATCTGTATAGCCGCTTCAGCTATACTGGTAGCTTTCTCAAACTTTGCTTGTTTTGTTCTTAATGCAGCTTTTTTCTTCTCCAATTCGGCATTCTTTTGTGCCGTTTTATCTTCCGCCGCACGTTTACGCGCTTCGGCTTCTTCTGTTGTTATAGCCCCTTTTTCTTCTAAAGCCTCTATACGGGAAATTTCCTCTTCACCAGCTTTCTCATTCGCTTCCTGTTCAGCCTCAACAGCCTCAATCTGGCGATCATAAATGGATGATATCATTTCACCAATTCCACTAACCATAGAAGCCCACATCTCGGTGGTTCTTTCCATCTTCTCACCGTCTGTAAGTTCTTTCCAAACACCCGATATCTTATCAGACATAATACTGAATCCCTTATCCATCCCGTCAAATATACCGGCAAACGGGCTATCGATATCCGATGCAAGATCTTTCAATGCAGAAGAATAACCTTTCAACGCTTCAAAATTCCTTCGTGTAATATCCTGTTGCTCTTCCGCTTTTTTCACCTGATCATCCGCATTTATGGAACCTATCTCTGCTTCCATTGCCTTTATGGATTCTCTCAGCATTTCAATCTGTTGCTTGCTTACCACGCCCGATGCTTCCGCTATCTCAATCATTTTTTCAGTAGCATCTATCTGTATCTGCAATTGCTCGTTTGCGGCTTGCTTCTCCAATTCACGCATGGCTTCATCATATTCTTTTCGCGACATCAGACCTTTTGCGTAATTGGCTGTTATAATGTTTTCAAGCTCCTTATATCCAGTACTTGTAGCTGCTATACGGAGAGATGATTGTTCTTCTTCCAGTCTTAGCATCTCATCGGTATACTTTTTCTTTTCCTCGATCCTTTTTTCCTCGGCCTCTGCCAACTTCTTAGCATATTCCTCATTCTCTTTCGCTATCTTCTGCATTCTCTCTTGGCCCAACATTTCCCGAAGTTTGTTCTCTTCCTCAGAATATCCCTTTATAACTGCTATCTGGTCTTTATATTCTTTCTCTATGGCAGCAAGATTACGCTGGTGCTCATCCTCTATAAGAGAAACGGACAAGTCAGCCATTTTATTCCTAAGATTCTCTATATATTGTGCTAGATCATTTGCGGCTTTATCAACAGAATGAGGATCAAATGTAACATCTTCAATATCAATAGAATTTGCTATATCTTTACTAGCTTTATCTATCCGATATATCTGATTTAATATAGAACCTATTTCTTCATCCAAATCTTCAACCTGCTTGTTTAACTTCCCATACATGTCTCTAGCTGTATCCATAGCTGCCCCTTGACTGGATTCATATTGTGCTTTCATCTGATCTCTAGCAGATTCAAGTTTCGCACGTTTTTCTTCTTTTTCTGCCAACTGATCTTCCAAGTCTAATTTTTGTTTAGCCTGTTCTACAAGCCGATCTTGCACAGCTCTAGCTTTAGCCGAAGCTAATATGGCATTAGATAACCTTTGATAACTATCAGCCGCTTTACCTGCAAGAATGTTTTCATCACTTATATTTTTAAAGTATGAAGGATATTGCTTCTTCAGTTCCTCAACGGCTTTTTTCCGCTCTCCCATAGGTTTATTCAAATTGACAGCAGCCCTATATAATATATCCAATTTAACAGCTTCATCTTGGGCATTTTTCACACCTTCTTTTTGAGCTTTATTCAAATCCTCCTGAAACTGTTTTAGATAATCAATTTCTTTTCTTGCATCAAACAGGCTACCTACCCATTTGGTTATCTCACCTCCATAACTCGATAAAAGAGTTATCCCAACAACTAAAGCTGTCTGCCAACTAAGAAGGGAGCCTAATACTTGTTTAAATACAGGTGTAGCAGTCTGCCCCGATTTCTTAAGAAGTTCATATTCCCCCCTTGCTTTCTTTAACTCATCAATAAATGTAGGAAGGTTATTGGATATGGCAAGAAAGAAAGTATTGGCACTAACAGACAAAGACGGAAGTTCTCTCGCAATCTGTTGTATGGAAACATTAAGACCATTCCAACCCGAAGCATAATTACCCACATTACGTTGGTAATTGCCCATCTGTGCATCTATATCCTTTAATTGTTGATTCAACTTGCCGATATTGTTCAAGATATCCATACCTTTTGCTCCCTCGCGTGCAGCTTGTGAAAGGTTATAATATTCCTTTTCCAACTGAAGCATTGAAGCCTTCATCTCGTTATAGCTTCCTGCTGTGGCAATCGCTACCTGCGTATGATTTCTCAATATCGCCGAATACTGTTTATTCTGCTCTGTCAGCATGCGTAACTGGGATACCGTAGCATCTCTTTTGGACTTGTATTCCTCTTCGCTGATAGCACCTTTCTTATACTCCTTTGATAATTCCCTCAGAGATGTTCTTAAGGCTGAAATTGTTTCTTTGTTATCACTTAACCTACTGTTCAATTCGGAGGCTTGTGTATCAAAAGCCTTTACCGTCTGACGGATTGAATCAAAATCAGCAGCAGTCATGGATATTTTCTTAGATGCTTCTTGAAATGAAACAGAAGCATTTTCCGCATCTTGTGACACGTTTTTCAGATCTTCGGAAGCACCTCTCAAATTTACTTTTACTTCCGTTATTTTGTCTGCTAATGTATTCAATGGCTTGGTAAGAAGCTCTATCTTACGGGAAATATCGGTCAATAACTTTAATTGACTAGCCTGTAATTCAGACAACCTATTTTGAGAAGCATATAATTTGGTAATTGTAGCATTATAACTGTCAACTTTAGACTGGTATTCTCTTAGATTACCCGGCTTAAAATTAATACCATCACTTAATTGTTTTGTGAAATTCGCATATTCGGAAGATGTGGTTTGAATATTAATCCTTATCTCATTCAACTTCTTAACGATGTTAGGATCAATCGCATCAGTAATCTTAAATTCTGCTCCTGCCATGGTCTTTTCGTAAGTTTTGGGTAGTGCATGACTTCATGCACCTTCTAAGAGCAAAGATAGTGATTTTATTGATATTATGAAGATAAGGAAATAAAAAAGGGAGAAGTTTTTGCTTCTCCCAATGAAAAAGGATTTTATTTTTTTTCTTTCTTTAAATTATCAAATGAAGGAAATTCCTCGCCTAGTTTATCAAACCAACTTTGATATTTTAATTGCAGATAATGATAATATGTTTCAAAATCTTTAACTTTACTACAAGAAACTAAACTATTCATATCACGACTTCCCCACATTACTTTTAACAAATATTCTTTTGCATCACCCTTACTCTTATTGTACAGCAAAAAAAGGAATTTTGAATACGACTCAGGATATGAAGATTCAGACTTGTTATAAGGGAATCTCATTTTTCTTACAATTTCATTTACATTATCAGCCATTCTCCATAGTTTAAAGAATAAAATAATTTGCAAGATTGCAAATATGACCATAATTAATTCTAATACTACCATAATACTTTTTTTATATAGTTATAATAATTTGGTTATTTTCAGCAAAGTAAATTGGATTCGGCTACACCTTGCGATAATAGATTGCGAATATCACGCATAACATGGGCATAGGGTCAGCCGAAGTTTCGGCACACCCCTGTATAAGCTCTCTAATAGCATCTAAGACATGCTTATGTTCTTTTCCAAACTTTTCAGCCACCAATAGGCTGTTAGTTAAAACTTGGTCATTCTGACCTTTGAATACGAGTTCTGTCATATTGGTTAATTTTATACCTCACCCTTTCTCCCAAGATAATTATTAGGAGGCGGATGAACATTGTTAAACTTCAATTATTCATTTTGTTGCTTTAATACTGGATGCTTCTCCAACATCTTTGCTTCATCTCTTATTGGTTATCGTAATACAACGCTTGGGCGCCTGTTGTTAGGTGATGGGAACAGAGCAGGTCTTGCCAATAAAAGACATACAGTATAAAACAGAAGAGCCTTTTTATCTCACGGCTGTCATTGGTTTAATCCAAAGTTCCGCTCGGTGGGCACTGATAGAACCGATTGTGGATTTAATCTGACTTATAGGAAAGAAAAAATCCGTTGCTAAAGTAGAGAGGCAACGGATTTCCAAATATAAAGAAGGCTCACGTTTGAGCGATTGTTTAATCATGTGTCTGTTGCCTCTCTACTTGCAACGGCTACAAAGGTACAACAATTTTTCAAACAAACAAATAATGAAAATATATTTTTCATTGTTATTTTCACACGCATAATATCCATCTTTCTAATGACATTAGGGAATATTATGTGTTAAATTTTTGTAATAGTGTTCATTTGTTCATTAATGCCATTAAATATTACATTCACAATTTAGACAAAATCTAAATTACAACATAAATGATAGTTTTGTTTTTCAATTAAAAAATAAATATCTTTTCGCACAAGACATTTGAGGAAAAATCAATATTTACATTGGGAGAACATTAGGATATTTCCGGTAATACAACTTAGTCAATGTAGATTTAAGGCTGTTATAGTCTTTAATGAAGCCTAGATCTATCCACTGAGCTATCTGTAATTCTAACTCATATAATTCTCGTATTTTAGCTTCATCACCAATTTTATTACGCATTTCTGATTCATGTTTCCGTGATACTCATGCAGTAGGCTTTCCTAAGTTAAAAAGCAAAAAGGACAGACAGAGTTTTCAGTGCCCCCAGCATTGTGTCGTTGACTTCGGCAAAGGAACAATCACCATACCGAAAGTAAAGGATATTCCTGCTGTGTTTCACCGTAAATTCAAGGGAACGGTTAAAACCGTCACCATCAGCATGACGCCATCGAGAAAATACTTCGCTTCCGTATTGGTTGACACGGACATTGAAGAACTTCCGACAACACCGACACATGGCGATACGTGTTTGGGTATAGATTTGGGTATCAAATCACTTGCCGTATGTTCTGACGGGAGAACGTTTGACAATCCGAAAAACCTGCAACGAAGCCTTGACCGTTTGAAACTACTTCAAAAGCGGTTGAGCCGCAAAAAGAAAGGTTCTGCCAACCGAAACAAGGCACGCATACGCATAGCTAGGTTGCATGAACATATTGCCAATTGCCGTAAGGATAACCTTCACAAAATCACCTATGCACTGACGCACGACAGCCAAGTGCGTACCATCTGCATGGAGGATTTGAACGTGAAAGGAATGATGCAAAACCACCACTTGGCACAGGCAGTAGGTGACACATCTTTCGGGATGTTTCTTACGCTGCTCACATACAAATGCAGTTGGTATGGCGTGAACCTCATTCAGATAAACCGATTTGCCCCAAGCTCAAAGACTTGCGGAAAATGCGGCTATGTGTATAAAGGATTGAAACTTAGCGAGCGCAGTTGGATCTGTCCGGAATGTGGCACACACCATGACCGTGACTTCAATGCAGCTTGCAATATAAAGGAATTTGGCTTAAAAGCCCTACCCACGGAGCGTGGGAAAGTTAAGCCTGTGGACTGTCATAAAAAGCAATGACAGGAAGAAGCAGGAAGAAGCTCACGCCTTTAGGCGTGAGTAGCTCACTGAATATATAATATCTTTCTATGCGAAACCTCTATCTATCGCTGTTGCTAAATTAATAAATAATACGGGAAACGCCAAAATAATAGAATGATAAAAATCACCATTTTACGGAAATATGAATTCTACAAACTCACCCGACCAGTTTTCACCTTCACGACAGAACTTATACACATCTCCAACCTTGTATAATATATAAACACATTCATCCATAACAGCAGCCTTCTCTGCGATTGAACGCATATGTTCCATCTCCCTCATTGATTTATTTCCTTGACACAAGCAGTTTTTCATAATTCGCACCTCCTTATAAATTTCTCAATAGAGGGCATAAGCCTGTACGTAACATAATGCCTCCTTGCTTTGGAGCTTACCTTGAAAATTTTATAGCCATATTTCTTCTCAATATCAGAACCAAAAGAAACGCCATAGCTGGCAATCCTTATACCATTTGATATTGGTATTGCCGTGATGGAACTATAAAAATCTCCACGTATGATAAGGTTTGGAGTATTATTTCCTCTTGCAGAAAAACCCAAATATGAAGGCTTTGGTTTCTGTATCTTTGTCTTCCAATTCTTATAGCGTTCGGCATTTTTCCTCCAATGCTCTCCATAAGCTTTTTTAAAGTATGGGTCCTCTGTATATCCGGGAATTAAAGGACTTTCATCGCCATCAACACCACTATATAGCTGTTCTCGTATATATTCCTCAAACTGAGGAACATCCCTTTCCATCTTATCCCTTATCATTGGCTGAATGCCATCAGCCAATTTCTTCCAACATCTCGCGTATTCCTCCAATGTCATAGCAAAAACGGGGGATCAATCTCCCCCGCCTCCTAAATTACTGTTATTGATAATTCTATTATATACGGAAACCAGCCTTGATTTCCGCCTTTCTCTAGAAATGTCCTTCCAGAATACATCTATATTCTGAGCGACAAACTCATCCAATGAAAGTTTGGCCACCTCGGACTCAATAAATGTGACTCCATTAATTCTCATTGTACCCATTGTTCAATCCCAATGACCCCATTAGCCTGTAATATAGAAGGAGATTTAAGCGCCGGTACACCTCCTGTCGCTGTAAGCACACCGTTACTGTATTGCAGTGCTGACGCACCAGAAACGACTGTTGAAGCCTTATTAGACAATACAGTGCCATAATATGCAGTAAGGTCTGTGCGGTCATAGTGATCCACGAGTTTATATGTATTCTCAGGAGATGCCATTTTGACAAATTCAACGTAATTCAATCCCTTGAGAACATTTTCCAAATTGACACCCGCTTGCTTTACAGACATGTTTTTCATCATCTTCTCGGTATCGGAATACATCGCATTAAACGCAAGATAAGCCTTCTGACCGCTTGAATCATAAGCCTGTCCTGTAGGGTAAACACCAGATAATGCAAAACCTGCAAGTTCATCTGTTCCGTCATCCTCTCCGTAGATAACATTATTCTTGTCAAAAACATACATATCAAACAATGTATCCTTGTTGGCTACAAGATTAGCTTGTAAAGCTAGATTAAACTTACGCAACGTGAATGTATCCGTCCTTGCCGAATAGCCCGTTATTTCCGAACCGGCATAACCATTTTCCGATGTATTGGGTTCACCACCGCTTACCGCATATTCCGAAAATCCTGTAATAGGATAAATTCTGTCCGGATAATCAGCATGGCAAGCCTCTTCCAAAGCATCAGCAGTCAGTTCCCTTGGCAGTTTTTTGCCATGAATGACCAATATAACACCTGCTACCTTGTCCGGTTGCAGGGGGCAGTAATTCATTCCAGTATTAAATCCGGACGTGCTGCCGCACTCTCTAATATCTGTTCGCATAACAATTCTGATTTTTAACTGTTAAATCCAAATTCTTTATTTCAATAGCATCTATCTTTTCGCCAACTTCCTTACCGTCAACATCAACAGCACCACGTCTTCCAAAACTATAATTTTCTGAATATGTATGGCTTACAATACCGGAGTAACCGAAATCAAATTTATCACATTTTTTTAACTCTTCTATGAATCTGTAATACAAAGGTCGAAGAATACCTTCAAAAGATATCTCACGACGTTGTTCATTTGTATACTTTTCCAATGTATTGGTAGCGATTATTATGTTTACAGATGCCTTACAAAAATAATCCTCACTATCCCTTTCCCCGTCTAAGGGAACATACAGCCCTATCATTGGGAATTTTCCCGATGCTGTCACCCTGCTTTTCCCAAGAAGAAGAAGTGTTTCCCTTATATAAGAACTGTCACCATATATGTAATTTATCTGTTTATCCATTCTTTTTGACAAGGAAGCACATACATCTGATATTATATCGATTATCATATTCCAAGAGAATTAATTGTTTCCAACAATTCGAAATCGGTGGCGATATCCGGATAGTCCGCTTTATTTGATTTAAGCCACCTCACAAGTCTGATATTCATTCTTACCATGTCATTCCATGCGAATATCATTTTCCTTTCGGGACTTACAAGACGACCATCATCTCCATCAGCCTTCACTCCTGTAATAGTCGCCTGAGTGTGATTATGTCTCAAGTAATGGAAGTATATATAGTTGGCGATGGGGGATTTGGAAATCTCCCTATCGCCATCACTATATCTCACGACAAGACGCGCTATAAGATCATCCCATCTTTTTTCCTTCGTTTTCCCTTCGTTGGCAATATATGATGAGAATTCCTCATACAACTTCTCTCCAAGGAGTTTTCCCAGATATTCCGACTCATATTGCATTACAAAGCCTTGAAGGCTGTCAACTATCGCCTTATTAGTCTCAGAGGGAGTATGTATATTCAATACAGCACCCTCAATATCAAGAATACCTCCTTGAAAAAAAGTATAATCCACTAACATTACACAATATCTTTGAGGTTCTTCTTTTTATTGAACAAGTCTTCAGCACCGATTTTCTTAGCGTCCTCTATCAATTCCGTAGGAACGGTGGCAACACGCCCATCTTGGAAGAACTTAGCTGCAAGTAACATATTAACACTTACCTTATCACCTTTTTTATAAGAAGCTCCGTCCTTTGCGAACTCAACCTCATAAGTTTTAGTCAAATTTACCTTCATAGCATATATAAATTTATCCGCCGACAGCGACGGGGGTTATAGCTTCAATAACGGTTGCAATCTTATCCTTGACAAAAGCTGTTTTATATTGTTTTTTGATATAAACCATCAATCGTTTCTCACCAAGGATAGTCACCATATTTTTAGTGAAATCATCATTTTCCCACCCAAGTGTAATGGTAAGGACCCATACATCACGGATGTTAAGATAGTTAAAATCTCCAACCCAAATATCACCTTGTTTGATTGCAGTGCTGGTTTCCACTCTCAGACCTTGAATCAGTTCATCACCAATACGGAAAGGACGAAGATATTGCCCATTAACATCCTTAGTCAACTGCATTTGTGCATAGTCAAGAGGATGCATGAGCACAAGGTTTGGGCGATAAGCCATATTGGACATTGACACAATCTGTGTATACATACCAACAATAACATCATAAGTGTTGGGCTTATCTACTTTCAGAGTTGTCAAGGAGAATGTAGGTATATCACTCCCAATCCCTTTAATCTGACCACCAGAACCAGTACCAGACAGAATACCTTCTTCTTCTTTCAAACCAATACGATTGATAATCTCAGCCCTAACCTCCGCAACCAACTGAGGCAAATCAGATAATGTTTCTTCGGTTACTTTTGTGCCAAGAGCCACTTTGCCAGCATTGATAGTAACTTCTGACAATGTACCGCTCATCATAGGCTTAAGACCGCCTTCTGGAACCCATTCGGCTTCTTCTTCACCCGGATTGAACTCCGCATAAGTCAATGATCGTGTAGATATTGCTGCCACATTGGCAAATCTACGGATTACAGTCTGAGAACGCGGATCAACAGATAACTGACTATCAATTGTCATGTTATAATGTGGTGCCACACCTGTACTCTTCAGGGGCTCAACAACCTTTTTGTTTATAACAAGTGTAAGGCTTTTCTTGAAACCGGGAGATTGCTTGCAAGCCGTTTTCAAGTCCACAGTTTTCTCTCCATGCTTGCCTACTGTGATGAAATCCTTCAATTGATCTTCAATCTGCTGGTCTACAGACTTGAACACCATTTGCCCGTCTTCATTCTTATGCATTGCACCTTTCATGCGAACGATTATCTCTTTCATCTCACCAAGTTCCTTACGCACTGTTTCCAATTCCTTTTCGGAGTCTATCTTTTGAGTAACCTCATTTAATTTATCCTCAAAAGTTTTTTTGTCGATAGTATCGTCCATGAAATCGCCTACAGTAGCGTTTATTGCGTCCTGCAACGCCTGTAATGACTTCACGGAAACCTCATCCATTACCGACAAATCAATTTTGCTTAAAAAGTCAAATTTCATGCTTCTTTAAGTTTTAAAGGTTTTGTAAATAGTTTTATTTTTTCATCGGCTCCCTCTTCATCAAGTGGCTTGTCTGCCGGCTTGTATCGAGCGAGTGACATCGCTTTTCTTATTAACGTTTGAACTTCCTCTCTCTTCCTTATTGGAAGTCCTTTACATACATCACTTATTTCAACCGGAAGTGATTCCAACGCACTTTCATATTCTTCTGCCGATTTCAGACCAAGATATTCAGTTTCCCCGTTACATCCTATGGACACTACGGATATCTCATATAGAATGACTTCCTTTACAACCAAACAGTCACGTTCCCTATCATATTCACATTTTTCCCATACATAACTATAACCTATAGAGAACTGGTTCAAAGTTCCACTTTCAAGCTGTTTCAACGCTTGATTTCCTCTTTCCACATCATCAATAGACGCTTCAAAGTAAAGCCCTTTCTCATCTTCTTGCAGAAGCGTAATGCGTCCTATAGGCTCATGCATGTCATGCATCCACAACATGATAATCTTATCATTAGCAGAACTTTCCGGCCCTCTCTCCTGTATGCTTTTTGAAAAACATCCTTTCAAAAGCATGTCACCAGACTTATCAATGTTGTTGAAAACCGCAGCATAGCCACTGATAGTTCTGCTGTCAGAATCATATTGTATCTCCTTTGCATAAAAAGCCAAGGATTTATACTGCTTCCCCAGCCTGTTCTTATATTTGCTTGTCTCCATCATCATTTATTTCACTTTTAAATTCACCTTTCGGGTTATCCGGATCAATATCTGTAAAATTAGACATCTCAGTTCTTGCCTCTTCAAAAGTAATCAGCCGGTTGTTATACAATGAAGCTATAGCATTAGAGGCTGTAGACAAGGCATCCGCCAACTCTTTCATGTCCTTTTGAAGACAAGCGACATGAGTAAAGTCCATTTTGATTATTGCTCTGTCCTTACATATAGCATTAGTCAAAGCCTCTGTTATACATTCACTGTCAGGAATAATAAGATCCTGATATGCCGCTTTCTTTGCCTGAGAAGAGTTATCATAAGTACTTCCTTGTATAATCAGATTGGCGTCAAAACCTATGGTCTGAGCTATCGCCTCCAAACACGCCTTATCTTCCTCATGAAGCTTCAATTGTTCCGTATTTGATCCTAATGTAATCCATCCCAGTTTCTTAGGAGTCACCATGATTTCATACAACTTATGCACTATACCATATTTCCTTTTGAAATCATCCTGCAATTTCTTGGATTCAGACGGAGTAATAGCTGCATTCCCTACGTCAGTCGTATCATTCCCGTATAGTATCCCTTTAGGTCCTCCATTAACAATAAGGTTTCCTCTCCCTATCAGTTGAGCCATATAGTTTCGAGTATGAGTAGATAATGCGTCCACAGGGGAGTGGAAGGTAATTCTCCCTCCATTATTACTTGGAATATCCATTATCGAATCGTATATGACAAAATACTCCTCATCACCAAGTTCTATATTCTCATTTCCCCAACGTATATATACCTTACTAGCAATTGAAGAAAGCTCTGTTTGAGTAAACGGGCCCTTACCGAATGATTCCATGTAGAATAATTCGGGAGGTATTACCATCATGGATTTAGGGAGATCAGACTTTAAAGCTCTTAGTGTATAGACAGGGCAAAATCCGAAACACTTCAAAGATATCTCAATCTGCTTTATAAAAGAACGCCCACTCTGTATCACATTCGGACGATTCAAAAGAGTCACAATGTCTTTAAAACTCCTCTTCTCGTTTCCGTTAATATCCGTCACATAATACCGCCCATTCTGCATCATTCTTCCGCAATGATCTAGAACCATTGCAAACGGCCAACATTCATGCAAGGCTCTTGCTTTCCCCTCAACAGTAGACATATCGTAATCTATATTTCCTTTATTGCCAGGAAACAGGCTCTCTACCCATTTAGGTACATAAATAAAATTACCCCCATCATCCTTACCATGATAGGTGGCTTCATCATACATATCCTTATTTGACTTCTTTAAAGAAGGTATCTTAAACCAGTGTCTCATATACAACAATAAAGGCAACCGCCGTTATAATACAGCAATTGCCTCCACAGTGATCACGTTCTAAAAGTGGGTATGGTGCAACTTCACACCATGAAGGCAATTGCCTGTTACAAAGGAACAAATTAATTTATTAATTAACAAGTAATTCAAATATTATTTTCGTTTAATATAAATTAAAATAATAAACTTCCAATTTATATACCCTAAAAATACCCATATTAAAAAAAGACCAACATTTTTTGTACAACATCCGATATTTTTTTGCCAAAGTTTTGATATATCTTAAAAATATACCAATTATATATTATATTTTTTCGATACGTAATAAGACAGTGCTGCTACAGAATAAATTGCAGCGCAATCATCTGAACCATTATAGTCCAATACTCCATCCATAAACTCATTGTATTGCGGTATCTTGTCATAGTCTGAACGGAACATCACATTATTTTTGATAAAATCCAAAAAAGCAGATATCCTAGCGTCTGCTCCCATATTTTTATGTATGATTCTGACATCATATCTATCCCTTAAGCCCCGTGCTATAGGAAAATAATTTTTTTCACTTTCAAACAAGATCTCCGCAGGAGATATCCCTTCTAAAAATGACAGAAGAACATTTTCATCAAATGAACTTATATATGTCACATTATCGATATATATTCGCTCATTTACATAACATGAAACCATAATAAACTTTCCGGCATATTCGGGAAGAACATATACAAGTCTTGTCCCCTGAATATTTTTAGATATATCATAATATCTCATATCTTTATTTTCCTGCTTAATTTTACTTCGTTTTCTTTTTAAGGAGAAACGAGTATATTCATCCTTAAACACCCATACGGTAATATAACGTAAGCAGTCGCAAATGTGCCCGTACTTCTCATAAGACTGCCCCGTAACCTTATCCTTAACTCTCGTCTTCAACATTCCACCGTTAACATCCTTCTTGGCATTATTATAATCAACAACTGAATTCTTACATCCGTCATCTACTGAAAAACACATTCCGGAACCACCATCAAGCATGTAATTGACAAACTCACCAGACATGGGCACGGACGGATTAGAATATGGTATCCTTTCTTCGACATGGTAAGTACCTTCCAGCCCTTCTACGAACTTGTCAAGGAATGACCTCTTTTCATCATCTATAGTATTCCCATTCCTTGTTGAAGCGTCACCATATAAATACAGCATATCATTGTATCTGATTGACCGCAGATAATCAACAGCCATCCGAGATGCATGCGTTACTGTGTTAAATGGATCACCGGCACATATCTCATTAAACTGCCTTATATGACTTCCGTCCACTTGATAAAAACAAATCGAAATATAGGGAAGAACATTGTTATCAATAGAAATATGCACAGGAAGTCCCTTGATATATCGTGTTGTTTTAATATGCCTATTAGAATCGAAAGCATATAGAAACTCACCCCCCGTCTTAATACTACCCCATTCACCCAGCGCATATACCCGGTAATAGTTGTAATCATGTTCCTTGTACCATTGATAATTGGATATTGTCTGCCTGTCATAATATCCATATTTACCGTCCGGAGAACCAACCACCCAAAAATTATTTTTATAAGACGAATGCAGTTCTATTGTATCCGATGGGTACTTTTCCAGCTTTCCTGTACGTTCATTGGCGATCATTCTAGGTTTGCAACCCCGTTTCCCTAATATTGTGCTGTATGCCTTTGGCAAAGAACTTTTAGTAAGAGGATTTTTCACTTCGCCATATAGTTCATTTGGAAGATCGTCCCATTCATAAGTATCAAGAATTTTCGTTTTAATCCATGAATCCTCAGATACAGGATTAAAATTGCATATTATCTGCAACCCTTCCTTACCTCTAAGACGGAAACGTATCTGAGTAAAATCTTCATATTCGAACTCGGTTGCTTCTTCCATCACTATCCAACGATATCCAGTGATAGACTTTATTTTTTCAGGATCATCAAGCCCTGTAAAGTCAATTTTACAACCATTTACACAAGTTATATTATTTTCCTTAGGCACAAAGAACTGACTCAGTTGAAGAGCCTTTAGTTGGGTCTTAAACTCTTCATACACTGTATTCCTCAGACTAGCTCCCACTTTTCTTACAACAAGAGCCGAACCTTCGCAAGAAAATACAGACAACAACACAGCCTGTGTCGTAGATACAGATTTTCCCGATGAAGAACCACCTCTGTTTATAATGTACCTGATATTCTTGTCATGCATAGCCTTACGGATATGCCAAAACAGAGGATTGAACAACTTATGTGAGAATACCATCTCTATCATCACTCGTCCCCAATTATCATGCGCACATTAGTACTGACATCACTTTTTACCGGAGCATCCCATCCAAGCATCTTGCTTATCTGTGTAATGGCGGCTATCTTGCTGTATAGCCGTATCTCCACTCCATATTGAGTGTTCTTAATTGACTGTATGCATAGACGGACGGATTTCGGAATATCCTCAACAGACTTTACCATATATGTATCTTTACCAGAGGACAGCAGATCTATCGGATCAACATTCACCACGCTTGCAAGAAAGCGAAGCACATCATCCTTCTTCATATCAAACCTCTCGCAAGCCTCAACCTGAAGCTCATTCAACCGGGAGGCCACATCTGAATCTTTGAGAAGGTCAAACGCACGTTTGCGCACAGTTCCGTCCTTCCAATTCACACTGCACGGATAAGCTTTCCGATACGCCTCTGATGCGTTACCCGTTTCTATATAATAGTGGCAAAATTTTTCTCTATTTATTACAAGTTTCTTTTTCATAAAAGTCTTTCCGTCCGAAGAACGTACCGCGCTCCTTTACACGGGATCATTACAATTCAAAGTTACGGAAAATATGAATAAAACAAAAAAAACATACCATTTAATTCATGTACCCTAAAAGTACCCTAAATTCATTTCTTTTTAAGTATTTCAACACATTCCTTTACTCCATCATCGAAACCTTGTTTAGGCATTAATGTACATCTTTACACATACATTTTAGAACGTTAATCCGTTCGGGGCGATACCAACGCCCGCTATCAGTTATCATGAAAGAATCACCGAATACTTTTCTACCTATATTAAGCGCACCGTTGACATCAGCATTGATAACCTTTCCAACTGCCGACTTGAACAGTCCTCGCTTGACACGCTTACCGAGATAGATATCATGCTTGCATATATCCTCCATAGCTAGAGCGTCACATTTGCTAGTGTAACTTTCCTCATGTTCGATATAGCTGATACCTGCAATCTCACACTTGTATCTAAGGCAGCTTCTCAACCTCGCAAAAGGGATGAATGTAAACTTCTGATTGTTTACTCCGCCCATATTGACGGATTGCTTCCATCCTTTGTTGTAGCCTACAGCAAGAGTGCCTATATGGTGTGATACAAGATAATCAACGATACGCCTACTTGTCTTGTGCATCGAATCATTCATAAACCGTTCACGTTTCTCATACATCTTTCTCATTCTGTTTGTCAGTTTCTCTATTCCCTGCCTGTCCTTTATGGATTGCAGCATGGATAATTTTTTGTTAAACCATCTGTTGTATGACTTGACAACCTTGCCTGAAAACAGCAGCGCATTGCATCCGCACACCAGCGTGGCAAGGTTGTTCACACCCAGGTCTATCGAAGCCATACCCGTACTGACATTATCCGAACAGACACAATCATATACAACCTCCACGGTCATATATGTACGTTTTGGAATTATCCTAACCTGTTTGAACCGTTCGATTCTGTCCTTGTACTTCTCCCATTGCGGAACGGGTATTTTCAAGTCACGGTCAAGGATTATATACCCGTCATGTATCCTGCACGACTGGTTGGTATATATCGCATTGCTCATCCCACCACGTTTGTGATAGCATGGCAGTTCGGGCTTACCGTTATACTTCCCGGGATTCTTCGCCCAATCCTTTACTGCCTTGACATATCCCTTCATTGCCTTGTCAAGCACGCGCAATGTCTGTTGGGCTACGTGTGATTTCACAAGCCTGTAATTTATCGTACCTTCAAGGTTGGTGACATTTTTCATTATCCTGTCCAAGTCGGGATAGAACAGCCACCTGTCGTTATCCTTCAACTCGTTACGGACAATATACAACGCCTGGTTGTACAGGTTGTTCGTAACACGGCAGATAGCGCAAAGCCTGTCAGAATGGTTGATATCAAATTTATAAACTAATTGCATATTAGTCAGTATTATGTTTTGCCAGTAAAAAGGAGAACAGGGAAGCCGTACTGACTTCGGCTTGTCGGAAGGTAGCTACTCCGTTCCTATCCCTGTATGGTGCAAATGTAATACTATATAACGATATTAGGAAATATTATGTGTTAAATTTTTATAATGGTGTTCATTTGTTTATTAATGCCGTAATTTATAAGCATGGGCAAACATCTTTAACGTAACAGGATCAAAGTGAAAATCTGCCTGTTTCCCTTCTATGACAACTGAAACACATAATTGACCATTGCAAAAATCAATATATGCATCACCACCTCCATCCCCTCTAATGGAAAAGGTTTGTGTCTGTACACTATCCATGATTCTCCTCCTTTAGTCTTTTAATTAGGGCATCAGCGCAATTAAGCGAATATTTAGCGGCTGCCTCAGAATTAGCACCATTATCGTTTGCTATAACAACTTTAATAATGTCTTTTGCCAATTCGTACCTACGTTGTTCCCAATCAATGTTTTCACTAAAGAAATTAAGTTCTGACACCTTGATATACATGTTTCCCACCAATGCAGTACCATCATCATATAAATCCTTAATCTCTACAATTTCTCCAGTTGCCTTTATTGTTGCTTTCATAATTTAATTTTCTGATTTAATAATAGTACCAAATGAACGATACCTACGCCAAACCATATTTCCACGTTGAATACTAGTAATCCAATCACAAGCCTTAAAAACTTGTCCTACATTATATAGGAATGGTCGTTTTTGTATTTTTCTTTTTATTCTTGCTTTCATATTTAATCGAAATACATTACTTTCTTACCTATACATACCTTGAACCTTGAAAGAGATTCACTATATTGTGTAATATTATTGGGATTATATTTGTTAACAAAACATCCAGTACGTTTATGGTATCTGACACAAGCATTTTCAGGAGATTTAGCCAATATTTCTTTCTCATCGCTAAAACTAAAAAATAAACTATCTCTATATGATACCTTATACCACTTAACTTGGTTTCTTATCTTTTTAAAATACTTTGCTTTCATCATTCCTCCTTTGTTTTAAAATGTTCAATCAGTTCGTATACGGTGGCCTTGCGCCATTTAGGAGATACTGATATACTGTCATTGTTTTTATTATAAGCCCAAATTCCTTCGGGTGAAATAAACCACTGAAACTTATCTGTATCATCCCTCAATGCAGCTAAAGCCAGGAAAAGATCCTCATTAGTTCCGCAATCAATGCTATCGGTTTCGTCGGGATGTGGAATATTACTGAAAAACTCAACACTATATAGCCTATATTCAGGTTCGGTGAAAATACACAAGTCCTCGTTAAGTTCACATCCGAATAATCTATATCCTAACTCGTTTAATCTGTTCATAAGTTTATATGGACTCTTTCTTATAAAGCACGGTGTTGTAAATCCCATAATTATTCCTCCTTATCTATCTTAATATCCGTTACTTTGCCACGACTGATAAAACACTGACCTGTCCCCAAATCTAACATGGAACAATAGGTCTCATCTAAAATATTACAGCATTCCCGGGACAAGGAACATTCATTACAAAATCCTTCTGATGGTTCATACAACACACCATCTATTATTATTCCGCTATTTATTTCCATATTAGTCTCCTTTCTCTTTAATCCGTTCCAGTACATCCCTGTTGGCTTCGAGTATCTCGTCAAAAGACGGAATAGGCATCCACATGTCACACTCGTAGTCGTTCCAATCCTCAAATTCAAATCCTCCGTCTGTCGCAACGTATGGCGATCTCCCGGATGAAACAACGATATAGCCACTAACAATCGCTCCATTTGATACCATTCTGCAAAGGACAAGCTTGTTTGGCTCCGGCAACCGTTCATTAACGCTTATCCAAGGAGATTGCTTCGACTGCCATTCGGCACCTTGAACGAAATTCATCTCTCCAAACTTTGCCAAATCTTTACCAAACAAAGTTCTGTCAACTGTCCTGTGATTAAACAGGATATTTTCTCTTGCTGCTTCTTCCAATGTCTGTTTCATATCCTATCCTTTGAAATTTCTCATGTATTCGCAATCCTCATCACATACACCTTTCTTTGCACAGTGAGGGATATTAGTTCCCCGCTCATATTCAAAATTATAACATAGGTTTCTGTATTCTTTCCTTCTTTCCATAGGACCAAGTGTTCTTGCTGAACTCCATGATTCATAGTCATTGCTAGACGCCTCTTTAAGAACGCATCCATCATCGTTATATAGCTTTCTAACTTCATTCATAATCTGTTCCGTTTTGAGCCTTTTCAGACTACATCGTTAATACTAATTTCTCCTTTCAAAACTCGTGCTACCTGCCTGTCGATAATCTCTTGAAATTCAATTTGGCAGATAAGCGAGCAATCCGGTATAATCTCTTTTACTGGGTCGCCCCGCCACGTTGGTAGTTCATCAAGGAAGATACGACCGTCTTTATCCTTTAGGCAGGTAGCTCCAACATCACGCTCAATCTTAGCCATCCGGTCAAACACTTTCGGAAAATCCTTCCGTATCTTATTCCAGTAGCCTATTCCACCTTTGACACAACCGATACAATTATTGTTATTATAGCCCATCTTGTACATAGCAGGGATTTCAATGCCAGCTTTCCAAAGCATTCCCATTGCATCCGGCTTCGTAATCTGCTTTTCAATAAGCGGAAATAGTGGATTTGTATCTGGATATTGCTGCTTAAAGCGGATGGCGCGGTTTATTTCTTTCGGGTCAAAGTCGAAGCCCCAAACTTGACCATCCCAAGAACCAAGTTCCTTCTCCAACTTGTAACGGACTTGCTTCTTTAGCTCAAACGTACAAGCTGCTCCAGTAGAGCCATTGATATACCGTTTTTTAATCAGTACATCTTCTACGTTAAAATATTTATCGCTGCGAATGGTGTGTATTGGCTGATCGTACCATTTTTCACAATCCGCAAGGAATCGGGTGTTATCAGGATGCCCGGAACCAGTTTCGATGTAGTAGAGTTGTACATCGTTATATAAGCTTAATGCTATTTTGCAAGCAACTGCGGACGTAACACCGCAACTGAACCATGCTATTATCATTTTATTCCTTTCTGATTTGTTTTGAGGGGTATTGTTTTTCTTCATTTTTCAAAAAGCCACTCCGGTCAGGATATACCTTTTGTACCAGTTTCTCCATTTCCTCAATAGCTTTATAGGCATTATTTATATCATCTTCACGATAGGGATTGTTAGGATTATCGCCAAATAAACCATATATGACCTTGTATGAGAGCCTGTGAGCACGTTGCCTATCAATGTATTTCTGC